ATATTAATTCCTATAAAACCCCACGATATTGCTACCGTGGGGAGAGACGAACTGTGTTACTTTTTAAGCGTTAGGGTAAGACTGCCACTGTTGAGCATCCTTAACAATGCTTGAAGTTACAGTTGCTGTCGGACTTGTTCCACCTAGGTCGTAATACAAGCGGATATACCTATCATTAATATCAGGTAACCCCATAACAACACTATCACCAGCAGAACCAGCACTAACTGTGCGTGATGTCTGTACAGTGGTAAATGTTGAATTGTCACTAGATGACTGCACCTGAATAGCTAATGTAGGTGATGTACCACCCATATCAACATCAAGTGTTGTCACTATTTTTAACTCCTCACCCACACCAATATCTCGGTCAGATGAAAGGTCGATGACATTTGTTGAAGCTGCATCAGCAGTCAACGCTTGAGCATCAGAGACCTGTAAGTTATAGTCGATTATCATATTGTTTTCTCCTTAAATAATCCTTAGCTTACAACAGCTTCGGCATTTGTTATTGCATCATTACGTCTGAATGGAATTCCATCAAAAGTCATAACACGCTTACCAGCAACTTCGTCCATACCGATACGAACATTGTTAGCATTAGTGATTTGCCTACGCAAGATTGATGAGACAGTGCGGTTACCATAGAATGTCGCACGACCTAATCCTAGGTTTGGAACTTTCTCTACTGCCTGTACCATTAGATCAACTAAGTCAGCACCCGAAGAGGCATCTTTAGTTAAGTTTGATACATCGATATTAGGGATACGAACCACATAACGCCAGTCTCTCAAAGTAACACCAATATCCCACTTGTAGTGAGTTCTATAACCTTGGTATTTACCTGATGCTGCATCCTCTAAAGTCACTTCACCAAGGTCTTGATGTTTCAGACCAGCTTGTGAACCTTTAGGATAGATACCATGAACCGTGTTAGGACCCCATACCACTAACCAGATGGAAGTGTTATCAGCTCCTGAACCACCACCGACAATGATATTGTCACCAGACTCAGCAGATGTTGAGCTATAGCGTGGAGCTAGACCCATAAACTTCTCTGGGTCAGTACCAGTATCACCATAGAACAATGTTGTTGCCATTGTTTGGTTCATTGATTCAAGGAAAGCACGGTCTTCAGATAACCTGAATGAAGCACTGTTACCATTAAGATCAGCCAAAGCCTTATCCACTTCAGCGTAAGCCTCAAGCATACCTGCTGTATCAGTCACCTGAACAGTTGTACTCTTGGATGGCTGTACACCATAGTTCAGTTTACGCCAAGTTGAACTTGGTAATCCTGAACGGATTGTTGTGCGATGTCCAGTTGGTAGATTTCCTTCAAGGAAAGTCATATCATCTAAGACCTCGTTTGTTTCTGCTAGTAACTCGACAATAGTGTCGATCTTACCATCAGGGTCCTGCCTCTTAGCCACATCAGCCAGAGTAGGATTAGTTGTTGATAATGTTGCCATTATTTACTCCTTTTATTATTGTTTCATTGACGGGTATAAAACATTCTCACGAGTCTTCTGACCAGCGTTAGCACCGCTAACAATGACCTTATCCTCAGAGATAGCCTTACCCACTCTGTTAAGAAACCTAATCATTTCAGGATGGTTGCCCAAACCAGAATAATCAAGCATCTCGCTAAATTCACTTGTGCCAAACGAGTCACGAGCTTTCACTGCTGTTGAGATATTCTTATCGAAATTCTCCCCACCATATTCTTTATCGCTTTTCGCTTGTTCAACCCAAGCTTTCTGCTGCTCAACCCATTGTGTCATTTCTGCTTCACGCATCTTACTGACCATATCAATGCCCGCCTGAGCTTGATCTTGGGTTAGGTTGTTTTCTTTAGCCCATAACTGATAATCACCTAGGACTTCTTCATTTACAGCAAAGCTTTCAGGGGTATCAAAGTTTTGATACTCTTCAGGGGCACCCGCCTCTTGTGTATCCTCATTTGATTCTTGATCTTCGCTTGCAGCTATACTTTCCTCAGTTGACGGTTCTTCAACCACCTCTTGATTCGAGTTCTCTGCCTGCTGGTCAACGACTTCATCCGCATCGGTGTTAGTCTGTGTCAGCAAAGTGTCTGATTCTTCAGGCATTTTGTTCTCCTTTATTATTTTCTTTTATCATTTGCAAATACCCATTAGTATCTGCATCCGTTACTTCACTTTCTAGCCATAGTCCAATATTCCTTTGTCCTTCATTAAAGAAGGTTGTGCTATTACCAGTAAAGCTAGTTCTATGTATTCCTGCTTTCTCTAAAACTCTCCAGACAAGCCTACGCCCCCACTTCGTTTTAAGCAGTTGGCGTAGATCATCTAGCTCAGTGTCACGCCTATTTTTTTCTTTGAGTGTAGCGTTTTTCACTTCTTGCTCATTAGATGCGTTGTATTCTTTTTTCATAGAAGTACTATCTCATAAAATGTGCAAGTTACCTTTCGTTACAGAATTATTCATCCCATACCACCCAATATATTACTAAGAACATTGTTACCCTCACTATCAGCCTCGGACAATACTTTGGCTGCCTGAGCTCCTTGATTAGCTACTTGAGCTCCTTGCTGGGCTTGTTCCATCATTTGTTGTTGTTGAATCATCTCCTGACGCTCTTGTCTTATTTTTTGTACGTTATCGTCACTAACAACAATCTTAGGAGGCACGCCTAACATTTCAGCGTATTCATCTACCGACTGGTCAGCATCAAGCTTATCTAATACGTCTGGTTTGGCTGCTGCCATATTGCCAACAAATCCAGCTAACCTTTCAATAGCTCCAGTACCGATTGCTCTTTGTGCTTGAGCCATAACCGAGATATATTCAACCTTTAGCTCCATCCCTGACAGAGCTTCTGGTGGTTCTGGCACTAAGTTATTACGCACCATGATATTAAATGTTCTATCAATCAATGGATCTAACAATTCAGAATGCAATCTTTCAAGGACTGGACCAAGCATCAATAACTTCTCTTCATGCCTTTCGTCTATCTCTCTAGCTGTTATCTGCCTTCTATTGGACATAGTTAACATTTGGAATAGGTCAGAGTAGAAGCCTTGTTGAATACGACCCTGAGTCTCTTGTATGTCTTGTTGTAGCTCAGCTAACCTTGGATTAACCTCATAGGTTGGTCTAAAGCCAGACTGAGTGCCCTGCATGGTATCTACATAAGTCACCCCACCTGCAATAACTGTTGCTGGTTGACCTCTTAAAGATGACGGTGCCTGCATTGGTGGATTAACCATTTTGTCAATACCTTGAGCTTTACGCTTTTGCTCAATCTGGAGAGCTTTAACATCTCCAAGTACATCCATAGCTGGAGAACGTCCATAGATGTCAACTCCTGTAACGTGCCATCTTGGTGCCATGATTGGGAACTCTTCATAACCAGAGTCTGAAAGGTAATTATCTACCCTACCGCCCTTCTCAAAATACACACTACGATAAGGCATATTCTTGTTGTCTTTCATTTTGTAGTCTCGGTCTACATTAGGCTCAATGGCATGGATAATATCTAGCCATTTATCAAGCTGTCCATTCTTATGCATCCCTTGTACTTCTTCAGAACAATTCTCATGTCCAAACATCTTGCAGGTCTGAGCTACAGTTAGCTGGAATTCACGATAAAAGGTATCAACATTTAAACGATCACTAAGTGCTAAACCATATTCACCAGCAGTAAATGGATAACAACGAATGACTTGGTCATGGTCCTCTTCTACCAACATTGCAGCAGTACCAAAGACACCCATCTCTTCATACATTGTTTGTAATGAGTTATAAAGATTGGAGCGAGAGAATATATCCATCATGCCTCTCTCAACGTGATACATCCAAGTCTTGATTTCGTCAACCTCCATCATCTCTGGATTTGGCGTTGCTAATCTAAACCAAGGTCTAGCAGGTGAAGTAATACCGCTCATCATTCCTGCTGACAATGTTCTTATTGCCATAGTTGCAGTTGAGTCTATTATCTTGCTATTCTTCTTCGAGCCATCATTACGTTTAGATGCTAGGAATCTGCCACGCCTTGGGAGGATATATTCGCTTAACTCTTCCCAGTGACCAAAGTAAGTTGAGCGTTCATCCTTGATGTCTCCCCATCTCCTTGTAAACTTACTCCTGCTAGTCTCTTTCATATATTAAGCCCCTAGTTTATTTTTTCTGCCAAAACTTGTACCGCCTGAGTACTTATTATTACTAGTCAACAATGAACCTTTTGTTGTTACCGATTGTTTATTAGTACGTTTCTTAGTACTGACCGTAGTATCTTTAGTCTTAGTTCCCTTGGCAGGCTTACCACCAAACATAGCTCTCATTAGGTTGGTGTTCATAATGAGCTTTGGTAGGGCATTTATTGTTTGCTTATCCGATGGAATACTGTATGACTTTCGTTCAGCAGGATGACCTTTAGTACCCTCAAAAGTATTACCCTTATAGAAGTTAGTATTAAATCCAGCAGGGTCAAGGTCTTTTATGCCAGCCTTTTGCCTTTCATTCTTATGGTCAATTTGATATGCTGCATTTTTATAGCCATGCTCCAGAGCCAAGGTTGTTGCCTTATCATTGTGTAGTGTTTTACCTCCATCAGTTGAGGTGAGGTTCATCCAATATGATGCAGAGTTCTTATCTCCAGCAGGCAATGGTTTGCCCGCTTCATACTTTGATGAAAAGTCGTTACCGCTATAGCCTCTTGGTTTGGTAGCTGTCTGGTGTGCTGGAATCGGAGCTAAATAAGCTCCTGTACCAGCTAAGCCACTCATCATATCCCTTCTTTGTGGTGTACTTCCATTACCACCTCCGCCTGAACTTCCGCCTGCTGCTCCAGTACACATACTATTGTCCTAACAGGGTTTTCTTACGAGTCTCTGCTTCACCAGATATTCCTCGTGGACCTGTAATAATTGTTGATTTACGCCCTTGCTGGGTTGCTTGTCTTTTCTTTTGAGCCTTTCTAGCTGCTACAGCCACTGGAGAAACAGCAGTTGGCGGGGCACTAGGAGGCGTTACTGGGGCTGGGGGCGGTGGCGGTGGTGGGCTAGGTCTTCTAAATATACACATATTTTCTCCTTAGTTAAATGGGTCGTACTCAGACTCTAGTGTGCCCTTGAGACCACTATGCCCTATTGTCTTGGCTGCCACTGGAAAGGCAAAAGTCAATGCCAGTGAATCCCCCAAGTCTGGTGAACGTCCTCCTCTTTTCTTAATCTCATCCTTTGATTCAAGGATAAAACGGTTGGAGGCATCGAATTTATAAGTGGGAACACATAAGTCAGTCTTTAGGTCAGAGTTATTACTTAACATTCCACCTGCATCTAACCATATACGAATTGAATCCCACATCTCTGAACGCTTGTTTGAATATCTTGGGTTGGTAGGTTTACCACCAAAGTTGACCTCTGTTACTGGATAGCCAAGCTGACGAAGTCTATCTATAACTCCCTCACCTCTACCAGCATCTATAAACACTGCATCTGGCTTGTAAGTGTCTATCTCTTGGGCTACCCTTCCTGCCAAGGTCATGTTGTCTATATCGTTAAATATCATCGGCTCATACGATGCTAAGCCTTGACGCTTCATTATTACACTTCGATCATCGCCAAAACGAGCTACATCAACTCCAAGTACTTTGGATGATCCTGCCACTTGACCTTGAGTCATTTTCTTTAGAGCTGCATCACAAACCATATCGATAGTGATAAGAGCATTGTCAGTT